GCATCACCCCCGTTCGCACCCTTTATGTTCGCACCTTTCTTACAATACTCTACTGCTATAGCTCTTCCAGAAGTTAATTCCAAACAAGTCCTATCACTAGGCTTTTTGAATATATTATTAGAATCCGCACAAAACTTATCAACGATATTATTGTACATAGCAAGTCGTGGGTCACCACCAGTCTTGCCTTGTATTCCACTTTTTAGATTTTTGATTTGAGCTTCAGTGTTATATGTACATCTATACTTTCTATGACCAATTATAGACGCCTTAGCAGCACCTGGACACGGTTGACCTGTATCTGTGTCACTCGTTATCTTCTGAGTTGAAGTGTTGGGGTCGGCGAGTAGAGCGTCAGTCACAAACGGAAAATGCGCCCATTGACCCAATGAGTCCGCTCGTTTGAAGTAAATGTTAATGTCATCATAGTATCCATCAGTTGGGGGTACGAGTTTTACCACACGATTCACTCTGTCACCCCGTTTGTACCATCTATGATTTTTACTTCCCTTTCCCTCTCCGTGGTGGTTTTCACTATGCAAATTTCCTACATACTCACCTGGGTCTACTACGAACCCACCACCACCAACCCCTTTTGGGTGTTCCATAACGACCCATGCACAATCACCCGTAACTCTGGCACTAGTATCTTCGTCATTAACGTTTGCCATCTGAGTCGACATGGGATTTCCATCCTCACTATTGGTGAATTGTGCGCGATTGCCAGTCATAGAACCGTGCTGCCACAACTCCAACTTGCATGTCATTACTGATAACTTAGATTATTATTTATATGGTCGCCAGAAATTCTTTGAGTTCACCATACTTCTTCTGGGTTGCGAGGGTTAGGGCCTTCTTCTGTTTCTCTTCATCATCGGTCTGTTTCTTGACCATTCCATAGAGAATGAAAGGGTTGGGTTCATCGGTACTCTCAGCATACATGAGAGCCTCCGACTTCGCACCTTCGTTCAGTTCAATACGGACACGTGTTCGCCTGACCATCCATACAGTCACGAGGACCAGAGCCAAAACGAGAACAATCTGGTTGAGTTTAATTTTATTGAAATTGAGTTTCATTTAGAATAAAGGGATATTTTTTTTCTCAGGTGATTGTATATAAAGTCATAATGGGTGGTGATACCAGTCAGTCGATTGAAAATACATTCAACTTTAATGCTATTAATGAGAATATTACAAATATCATTACCAACAACTCCTCGACTACCACCGCGACTGGTGCGAACATTCAGGGTATGAAGGTTAACTTTGGACAGATTATCGGATGTGATATCAACCTGTCCCAAAAGATTACTTCAAAAACGATGGCTGCATCGGATTTTACTGCAACTGAAATAACAGATCTACAAAATACAATTACAAATGATATGCAAGCGGCGGCTACAGCAGCTCTAGAAAACAATACAGAGATGGGGAGTGAATTGGGTGGAGTTTTAGATGGTGGTGATACAAATATGAGTATAGTAAACTCAGTAAATATGGAAATTAAGAACCTTGTTGAGACAAATATCACAACGACAAACGTTAATAACACTGTTGCTGAACAGGTGAATATCCAGGATGGTGAACTCAACCTAAAGTTCTATGACTGCAGTGATGGCAATGCAAAGCTCGACTTTAGCCAAGATATCATGGCGGAGGTCAAGGCTACGTCTATTATGAACATACTCAAAGATTCTATACAGAAAAATGAAATACTTAACAAGATGGCCGCCTCAACAGATTCATCGGTGAAAAAGAAGAAGGGTGGTATCGCGGGTATACTGGATTCCATATTTGGTGGTATCGCGGATGTCGTTGGTACCTCCCAACAAGGTGCTATGGCTGCTTCTGCTGCGTCTACATGCTGTGTGTGCGTACTTGTGGCTGGTGGGGTTGCCATAGCACTGTCCCCAGCGGGTCAGAACGCGGGTAAAGCTGCTGCAACCAAGTTTTAAAATCCATTTCATATCATGGAATAATAAGATTGATTTCTTTAGGTTCAACTGGTTCATTTAGATTCCAGTTGAAGAGATAATAATAGACATATCCAGTCCCTTTAACGAATTTCATTTTTTCAAGAAGTTCTGTTGATACACCTACTTCAGCACTATTGAATACATGATACCCTAATTTTTTAGCAATAAGAAAGGCATCGTTATAAACATCTCCAACTATGAAATATCTATAAGCCTGTCTAACCGTACCAGAACCATCTGCGCGTTCACACGGAATATCATAGAATGAAATGAAATCATCAGTCTCATCATTTATATAGGAATGTATCGGCAATAATCGCTTCTTTACAAATTCTTCGTTTATAACTGGTGCAATTTTGAACTCTTCATTATACCCCTGTAAAATCTTAGTCACTTTAGGAATATCTTTAGTAGTCATTTTTTTCCATGTATATTTACATGGCCCATGAACTTCGTGATAGCGTTCACGGGGATGACTTGTCTGATGAAATTTGGTTTTTATAAGATATTTAACATCTAGAAATCTATGCCAATAACATGACTTAGATATAGGTGTAGGAATATTTATATGTGCCGTATATATAGCTTGCCATATATTTTTAAGTGCGATCCGTCTTTTGATTTCATCTATAAGAATAGGTGCAAATCCATCCTTTCTATGTGATTTATGGACGCATAGATAATTGATTTGTGCCATTTTCATAACTTTATCATCGATACGGATATCTACATCTGTAGTTGTGATATATCCAACCAACTCTCTAGTTGTAAGTTTGCGAATTGCTACACTGTTATCGATTGACCATTTAAGTATTTCTGGTGTGTAATAAAGTTTAAAAAATGAGTTGCCTAGATAATGTTCTTGTAAAAATGTGAGAGCTTCGTTAATTTTACACGATGACCATATAAATTCGGGTGGTAATATCTTAGGTTTAGATGTTAACAGTCCAGTCGTTTCATTCGAAGTATACATACGTGTAGTTGGTTGTTTATCCCAGTACTCATGCATTTTATACAGATGGTAGGTTAATTTTTTAAGTTCTAAAAGTAATATATCAACTTTTAGGACGTAATTTTTATATAAAGATATAATATCAGATATAATAATGAGTCTTGAACTGAAACATCTTAAACAACATTATGAAACTATACGATCTGAATGTGATTCTCTTCCAACGAATTTTATTCATCCATCTGGACGAAAAAGGGGTGATTGGGAAGATTCTCCAATGCTTAAGGAAGTCATGGAAAGTTACGTAAGTGGTAAAAATGGATGGCTAAAAGGGTGGACCGATGAACCAGATGAGTGGTATGGGTGGCCACTGATATGGAAAGATCGCCCAGTTGTAGGAAATTGTAAATTATGTCCAAAAACATATGAAATTTTATCAAAGACTAAAGGTGTTCGTATAGCAGGATTTTCACTTATGAAAGGTGGAGCAAAACTCCCCGTTCACACTGACAATGTTTCAGATACGTATGTTTTTACGTATCATTTAGGAATTAAGTGTCCCGATGGAAATATACTGTACACAAAAGACGGACCAGTAGTTGAAGAAAATGGTAAACATGTCATTTTTGACGCAAAATATGAACATTGGGCGGAAAATAAATCAAATGAAGACCGTATTATACTCCATATTGAGTACCATCGGTAGATACAATTTTAAAAGGTACATCAATTTTTCTTATATTTCTTAACTTCAACCTCTTCCCATATATATCATCATCAAAATTATGAATATGTACTTCACACATGTTTTGGGGTCCTTTTAGTAATGTAGCTTCACCATAATTTGTAGTGCAAGAATAGAATCCATTTTCATTGATTTTATGTGGACACTTTGAAAGGTTTGCAGTTTTCCAGTCTATTTTTTTTGAAATCCCTATTCCCTTTACAACTTTACCTGAATGTTCCCATGGTCCATTATCATGGTTTACTTTTACAATTATAAAAATAATTAATAAAATTGCTATGATTAGATACCACATATACTATAGGTATTATTAAAATTATAGGTTTTTAAATACAATCCATTAACTTAAAGAGTTACACAGTCTTTATGTTAATGATTCTAAGTATCGACGTGGGTATAAAGAATTTGGCACTTTGCCTTCTCGATGAGGACAAAAATAACCTGGTTGTTGAGTGGGATGTTGATGGTATCCCCCCACAACATAAGGATGGTGTCTACGTTTCCATGAGAGACCACCTAGATGCTCGTCCATGGGTCCTTGGTGCAAAGACCATTCTCATAGAAAAGCAACCCGACCGCAATAAAAAGATGGTTTCTGTCATGCACTTCCTCCATGCCTACTTCATAATCAGGTGTCCCAATGCTGAAACTATTCTTTACGATGCTCGTCACAAGATTCCAGATGTTGCAGGACCTGGTAAGGCACAGTACAATAAGAGGAAGAAGGTTTCCATCGAGAGGTGTGAAGCCTTTATCCGTAGCAACTCTGTAAATTCTCACTGGATTGATACATTTGTAAAATCTAAGAAGAAAGATGACCTCGCAGACACTGTCATGCAAGCACTCTCATTCGTGAATAGGAAGGAGGTATTACCAGCTTCACAAAAGAAGAAGTCTACAAAGTTGGTGGCACGTCGACCAAATGAGAATCAAAAAATGACAAAGTATTCAAAATCAAACTTAGCTTGGATTTATCTAAACAAAGTTGAATGTGAAGTTATTGAAAATAATAAAAGATTTATGAAAGATCTCAAAAGATATTACAGAGACATCAATGAGTTGATTAAAGATATGAAGTAAAGTATATACAAATGAGTCTCACCATCCGTATGTGTGCCCCCGTCAACAAAACCAACCTGGACAAGGTCATCAAGAGTAATAAGCGTCTCAAATCCGCCTTTCATTCCCAGAAGACTAAAAGGGAAACACATCGTATAGCCCTCGACGAGCTCGATACATTCATGGAACTTGTGGATGACGCGATGGATGCCATGAATGAGACAAAAGTTGATATTGAAAAGACACAAGCGAAGTTGTACAAACTTTATGATTTTTGCGGAGAGGTTCCAATGGATGATAAATGTAAATATTAAAGAATAGAACGGATAGTTATCCATAATGAAGAAAGTATTGGACCATGGATTCGTAGAACTTGTCGACCACATGCCTCAACAAAACCTAGATAAGGCTATTGTTGATGGCGCTCGTGTGAGTTATCAGACGGGTACTACAACCACTAGAGGAGATAGAGGTCTTATCCGGTATCTTGTTCGAAACTGGCACACTTCACCACTCGAACTTGTGGTGTTCAAGTTTCGTATCAAGGCACCCCTATACATTGCTCGTCAGTGGCTTCGACACCGAACCGCATCTGTGAATGAGATGTCCGCCAGGTATTCTATCGTTGATGAAGAGTATTATGAACCAGAAGTATTGCGTAAGCAATCTGAAATAAATCACCAAGGATCAGAAGGTGTAGTGGAAGTTGACGAAACACTCACAAAAGTCATATCCACGCAATATAAGAACGCCTTCAAATTGTATCAACATCTTTTAGATACGGGTGTATGTAGGGAACAAGCTCGAGGGGTCTTACCACAATCAACCTAC